ATTTGGGAATAAAAGTCGATTTGTAAAAAAACATGGCCCCGGCTTTAACATTTCTGGTCGCCGTCATTCGGTCGCCCTTGCCTTGCTATCCATTGGCTCAGTCGGTCGTTCTCTCGCTGCTTGTGTGCCTCCTTGCTGTGGCTTCGCTGTTCGGCATGGGTCTTGATATGGCATGGGACACACAACAGTTGGATGTTATGCTGCCAGTCGTAGCACAGGCGTTGCATCTCTGCCAGCGTCTTGCCGCTCTCCACTGGCACGATGTGGTGGCAGTCCACGCCTGGGGTGATATATGGCACACCACGCTCGGCAATGCCTTCGGCCTTGCACCGCTCGCACAGCCCTCCGGCCCTGGCCTTCACGATGGCCTTCACCTTCGCCCATTGCGGGGAGTTGAGCAGTCGCTGGTAATCTTTGTTTCGGCTCATCGTCTGTTTGGCTTTACTTTATACAGTTGCTTGGTGAATGTCCCACCTGTCTGTAGTGGTACTTCCACCTCTTTCAGCGTCAGCTCTCCGAGTTGCATCATCATGCGGAAAGCCTCAATGACAATCTCTTCCTGTGTTCGTTTCTTCTTCTGTTTCATGTCTCGTGTGTTTTAGTTCTACCATTCTTCTCCGTGTGGTCTGAATCCCATTTGCTTCTCCATGTCGTCGCCGCTGTCATGCCCGGCCTCGCTGTCTGCCAGCTGGCGGTCTTCATCCGTGAACACGATGCGCTGCTGGCGGTTGGCCTCGCCGTCGGGTGTGCGCCGCTTTGTCTGCTTTGTGCGCTTTCCGTAAACCGACGAGCCTGCCAATCTGCCGCCCTCAGTTCGATCGCCCATGCCGGGCATTTCATCTTTGAACTCCTCGTCGAGCAGGGCCGCAGTCTGTTCTTCTATCATCAGCGATAGCAGTTCGCGTATGCTCTTCACATCCCTGCGGATGCCGAGCTGACGGAGCTTGATGTATTCGCGCTTGTAGATGACCTCGGCCAGCCGCTCGAAGATGCGGTCAACGTTCTCCGTCTGCTGGCACTCACCCATGAAGGGCTTGTCGAGCATGTGAACCCCGAAGCCTCGCTTGTCTTCTTCTTCAACTATGAGTATCATCTGCGCTATCTTGTAACGCCCATTCGGGGCACACAGGTTTATGGCGTTCTGCCAGCCGGGGTCAAGCTCCAGCGCGTCGAGCAGCCGTTGCACGTCGGGGGTCTTCTCATGCTGTTCGCTTGCGGAGCGAATCATCGCGTAGATGAACTGCTGTAGAAGATGGTATGTGTCAGTGTGCAAGGCATCACAGACGGCATTCCATACTACCGCCATCGCCGGGCTTATCTTCGTGCCCATCGGCTCGAATTTTCTATCTTCTTCCATTATTCAATAAGTTTCTGTATTATGGGATGTTCGCTCAGTATCTCTCCGACGGTCTTCACGTCGGGCACGTTGCTCTTAGGCCACTTGCCCCAGCCCGACGAATGGACTCGGCCCATAATCTCCCTCCACCGTCGCACTCGGGGGTCGCGCAGTTCTTCAGGGTCGAGGAATGGTTCATCTTCAGCGTGTGTCAGATTGAAGTCGTGTATGGCTTGCATGATAGCCTTGTGCTCTCTCCATTCCTCGGGCAGCACGTCGGATGGTCGGTCAGTGTCATGCGTTGGGGCAGGGGTCGCGCCGCTTTGGTCGGAGGCCGTAGCACTTTGTTCGGTCGCGCCCTGCCCGTCGCCCTTGTCTTTCTTCTGTTCCGGCACCATGCCACCGCCCATCAGTCGGATGGCGATGTCGGCCACGTCAGCCTTGGGACCGTCCTCTTCGGGGATGTAGCAGCGGTCGAAGAATGCGGTGTATATCTGTATCTTGTCGCTGCCCAGCTTCTCCCGCAGATTTTCCCATTCCTTGATGCCGTCGCGGTCGGGCCACAGCCACACCGTGCGCCCTTGGTCTATCAGCGGTTGCATGGCGTCGAGCTTCAGGAACCGCAGCCCACCGACGGCCACCCATAGCGACCGCTCCGGCTCGCCGAAGTAGTTGGCCATGATGAGTGCCGTCTTCTCGCTCTCCACCACGTTCACCGTCGCGTCTGGGTATCGCCTGAGCAGGTGGGCACCGAACAGCGGCTTGATGTCCGTGTCGTGCGCTTCGGGCTTCAGTATGTCCTTCGGCCCCGGAATGTACTGCCCTTGCGCGTCGTAGTGGCCCGGCTGGTTGTATATCCATTTCGGGTGGTTCTCCTGCTCCTTGCGGCGGTGGCCATGGTCGTCGTACATCATCATCTTGCCGCTGCGCACAATGCCCTCGTGGTCTATCTGCCAGAACATCACCCATTCGCGCTTCCAACCGGCCACGCAGTATTGCCACAGCGTTTCGGGCAGTCGCGCCCGCTCAGCCTCGCCCCATGGCAGGGTGTAGAGCCACGCGATGAAGTTGTTCTGAGTGCCGCGCCTGAGCAGTCCGCTCACCCACTCCCTCGGTATCTCCAGCCTTGGCAGCTTGGGCGGTGGCGGCGGCGGTGGCGGTGGCGTGTAGTTCACGGGCACGTTGTCCACCTCGATGCACGTCATGCGTCCGAGGTAGCGCACAGCGTCGGGGAACGTCAGCCCGTCGTGCTTCTGAAGGAAGTCCAGGCTGTTGCCGTGCGCTCCGCAGACGAAGCAGTGGTACTGGTTGCCGTGCTTGCGGCTTCCCTTGGGCGTGACGATGAAGTTGCCCGTGTGCCTGTCTTCATGGAATGGGCAAAGGCCGGTGTAGTTCACGCCCGCCTTTCGGAGCCTGACGCTCTCGCCCACCACCTTCACGATGTCGGCCGCGTCCTGTATGCGCTTAACGATTTCGTCTGGTATCTTTGGCATAGCTGTTAAACTTGGTCTATGAAGTCCAGAAAGAATAACTACCTTCTTCGGAAAGAATAACTATGTTCTTGTCGAAGAATGACTACCTTCTTTCGGATGGTCAAAAAACGATAATCTGTAAAACCATAACGCGTGTGCGCGAGGCGGTGCGGTGTGGTGGCGCGTCCCTGTGCCCCTGCCCCTTCCCCTCGGGGCAGAGGGGCACGTGGGTCGTGATACCCGCCTGTCGGGTTGGGGAATGGTTTATATACCCCTTTAGGGGTATAAAAGGGAATTGGGGCATGGTTTTTGGGGTGTCGTTTTAATAGGGTACTTTACCATCACTCGGTGCTTCAAACGGCAATTCATCGTCGGCAGGTATCAGCAGGAAGTAGCCGTTCTGCTTCACGCTGCTCTCCACCAACAGACGCTTGTTGATAAGCATCTGAAGGTCGATGTCCTGCTTGGGCTTGTTGGTCTGCTTGCCGTAGTCGCGGATGATGATTTCTTTGATGGTCTTGCGGTTGGCAGGCCACTCCACGCGGTCTTTCGCCTCACGGAACCATCGCTCTACGACCTCTATCGGGTCGCCTGTCACGCGCTCCGTAGGTTGCGCCGGTTCCAGTTGTTCAGGCCGTCCCCATGCTTCGATGGGTAACACTCTGAACTTCCAGTCGGGAAAGTCCTGCGAGCGTGCCTTTTTCTGCTTCACCTCAAACGTCACGTCGCCCGTCTTGTCATCCTTGATCTTCTTGGTCTGAATCACGTCAGTCACCTTTCGTTCAAGGAATGAGCCGAGGTGTCCCACCAACTTCTCACCGCCTGGATTCTGGTGCAGTACGCACCACAGACTGATGTCGTAGTGGGATGCCAGTTTCATGCACTTGAAGATGAGTTCCTGACACTCGATGTTGTCGTTGAAGTCGGCCACCACGTCCAGCAGTCCGTCGATGAATACTACCGTCGGCTTGTATTGCCAGATGGCCTTCAGCGTCATGCGCCATCGGACAATGGCAGGATTGACGAATACGGGTCGCCCGTGCTTGTCGAGTACAGGCTTGCGGTTCTGGTCGAGCTGTTGCACCTCTTCCACGTCACGCAACATGATGATATTGAAGTCATCATACTGTCCGTTGATGTCGCGGCCTGCCATCGTCAGCACTCGGTTCTTCACGGCAATGGTGTTGTCCTTCTCCATCTCCGTGTCAATGTAGAGTATTCGCGGATGCTCAATGTCAGTCAGTTCGTAGCGCAACTGCCCGAACTCGCCGCAAAGGATGGTGGCCATGAACTGCGCCAGCGTCATCGTCTTGCCGTTACCAGACTGGCCCGTGATGTTGTGTATGCCTCCGAGCGGTGCAAACGGTATGCCCTTCCACGACAGCGTATATCGTGGCGGCTTGTAAGCCTCGCGGAAGTCCAGCAGGTAGGGTTCGACGTTGTTACCGAACCAGTCGTCACCCTGTAGGAAGTCCGGCACTTGCGGTTGCGGTTCCATCGCTCCCGGCAGTGGTATTTTGTTCTTTTGTTCGCTCATAGTTGCTTGTATCGTTCTACGGTTGCCCGCATTTGGCATTTGCGGACGCTCTGTCGGCATTGTTCGCGGTGTGTGGCGTAATATTCCCGCTGCCGCTTCAGTCGTTCGTGGTCACGTTCCTTGCGTGTCATAGCGGCCCCTGCTCTAAGTTCTCCCACGTCTGCGCCCTTACCTCCTCGATGTTGCGCAGGGCTTTCTTCATCTCGCCCTTGGTGCGGAATATCTCTTCATATTCTGGCAGGGTCTCACTCACGCTGTCGTAGATGTAGTCAGGGTTGACCCACGTCTCGGCAAGTTGCATGATGCCCATTTCGATATTCTTATCCTCCGTCGGCTCCAGTTCGTAGCTGATGTCCTCGGTCAGCAGCATGGCTCGCGTCCATGCCTCACGGACACGTTGCAGCGAGAAGTCCTTGAACAGGTTGCGTATCTGGTGGGGCTGAAGCATCGGACAGGCTTGCATCGCGTCGCGGAGTGCCGTCTGGTAGATGTCGCCCGCCAGCACCAGGCAAGCCTGACCGACACACGCCCATGCCAGCGTCTCGGCGTTTGGTACATTGTGGTTCAGCAGCGAGAGGCGGTACTTGTTCCACAGGCTTGTCACCAACGGACGGCTCACGCTGTATGCCTTTGCGCTCGTACCTTTCCAGAACTCGAAGAACTGTGCGTCGGTGATGTCGCCGTATATCTTGCGGTAATTTGGCGACAGGTCGGCAACGTGGAAGAATCGGTTGGTCTCGGTGTAGAGCAGCCGACGCTCATATTGGTGTATCTCGTCCACAGCCTGCTTGTAGGCCTGTTTCACCTTGTGCTTGTACTTCGGGTGCGGTGGCTTACGGTTGCCGTGGCGGTCGATAGCCTTGCCGCTGATCTCGCTGAAGCAGTCCATCATGATTGCCGTCGCACAGCCGTTGGCCACGCCCATCACCACCTTCACCATCGAGGCAGCCGCTCCCAGTTGGCGGTGCAACTCGCCTTGTCGCTCGTCGATTGTTATCATAGTTCTTTGATGCTCGTCATTAGTCACTGTGCCTTGCGGTTTTGCCGCAAGGATTCCCACGCCCTGTTAGGCATCATATCCCGTGAAAGCGAAGGCCAGCCCGTAGGCTGGTCTTCCTTGTAGTAGTCAGAACGGCAGGTCATCATACTCTTGCCCTCCTGCTGGTTGTGGTGGGAATGGCGGAAACGGCGTTTGTGCCGCCATCGCCGGTGCCGCCGTCGGCTGAGCCTGTGGCGGTGCCTGGTGGGCTGCTGGCTGCTGTCCCTGCTGTCCCGCAATCTCGAACTTATAGCAGCGAACATTATTGATGGTCACCTTCGTGCCATCCTGCTTGTCGTACTCCCTAACGCCGTGACTGAATCCTATACGACACTTCAACTCATACTGAAGCACGCAGTCTCCGTTCTCCACGACCGCCTTGCCGTCAGCACCCTTCTTCAGGTACGCACCAATCTGCGCCATGATGTTCGTGTCCATCGTTTCCAGCAGCACTCTGTCCGGCCACCGCTGGTCGCCCGTCTCAAAATACTCAAACACGAAGGGCAGCACTTTCCACTCACCCTTCTGCGAGGTGCCCGACCTTACAGGCAGCACCCTCGAAATTCTTCCTTCAAATTCCATGTCCTAATATGATTATATTGTCCGTTTTTTGTTCCGTATGCCGCAATACTATTGCGGCCCTCAGTCCCTCACGCCAGGCTCTCCGCAAGCCCGCACAACAGCACCAGCACCAACGGTGCCACGATGCCATACACCACATACTCCTTCTTGGTGAAGTTCTCGCTGAGAATGTCCTTCACCATGATTTCCAAAAACTCTTTCATAGCTGTACTTTTTTAGTTATTATTATTATTAATTATCTCGCTGCTGTGCCTCGCGTTTTTCCGCGATGTCAAACACTTCTCCGCACTCCATACAGAACGCCATGTCTGGATAGAAACAAAGACTATCCGCGTCTGCTCCGCACGAGGGGCATTTTATTGTCGCAATATCCATGCTCATCTGTTTCGTTTTTACTGTGCCTTGCGGTTTTGCCGCAAGGTTTCACTTCGTTGCCGTGGGCGGATTCGAACCGCCGACCTCCGCACAAATGCGACGCTTTTCAACCAACTTAGCTGCACGGCATACCGTTGTTCTGTATATTGCGATATTTTCGCAATCATATCTTTTTACACCAGCCTCCCTCCGCCACCCAGGGAGCCTCTCCGCGATGTTTGCCAGTGTTATCGCATATATAGTTTATTTCAATCCTTGCCATCAAGAAGCTCGCGCCTTGCTCAGGTCTTTCATTCTGCGTCTTTTCCCGACAGCAAAACCAGCCTAACGTCGTTCAGTTTGGGTCATGGATTGTTAATCTCGCCTTACCTATCCCGCTTCGGGCTGGATATTTTTCATGTATCAGTATGTCAAAGAACCATTCTCCTTTCATTCTTTGTGGAAGGAGCGGGGTTCGAACCCGCTTTGTTCTACACTCAGCCAACCTTCCCCTTGTAGTGTGCCTTGCGGTTTTGCCGCAAGGTCATTGCGGCTTTATCTCCCTCAGTCGCCCTTCCCTGATAAGCCTGTTGATCTTGTGCTTCGGATAGGACCACGACCTCGATTCCTTCACCGTCCCATCTTCCAGCACAATTCTCACCTTCTCCCTCGGCAGCATCTCACCATGCCTCCGTAACCATTCTGGCGTGAACATACTGAACTGTTTGCACATGTCTTCCGGCGACAGCCACACCTCGTCGGCACCCTCCATCACCTCCGCCACGGTCTGCTTAACAGTAGCAATAATCTCCGCTCTCAGCATCCTGTCCATAGTCCTTGCCTTTACTGTGCCTTGCGGTTTTGCCGCAAGGTCATTACTCATCACTTCAACCTCTTATAAGCAATCGTCAACCGCTCCCCGGTCTCCACTCGCTCAAACTCCAGCCCCTCCAGCCGCTTCAGCGTAGCAAACTGCACCCTTGCACTCTCCACGGCCTTCTCGTTCGGCAAAACAAACACACCCATCTGCCCTACGCTGATGGCCCTAATGTCGTCTCGTGTCACTCTGTCTGTTACCATGTTGTTTCTTAATTTTACTTAATTAGTTACTCGTTTTGCAACAACTTGGCAGAAAAAGCCGTATATTTGCAATCCGACACCCTCGCAAAGTGTTCGCAAATTGGCGGTTTACCGCTTTGAAAAGACGGCCTCCCGTCTGACGGCTATTTTCATGCCTCGTTGTAGTGTTAATTACTTACGGGTGCAAATATACAAACTAAAAATGAAACCCGTGCAAAACGGTGTCAAATTTTAAGTCTTTTTAATACATTTGGTGCAATGACAAAAAACGAACGTTTTAAAAAAGCACTCGATTGGCTCTATTCTGAAGGCCTGATTGTGGATCAGCAAGAGCTGTCCTCGAAGACTGGTATCAACGAGGCAACTATATCGCGCATACTTAATAACAAGGTGCGTCAGCCTTCGCCTGAGACCATCCGAAAGCTCGTTTCCGTGTTCAGCGACATAGACCCTGCTTACCTGCGCGGTGAAAGCGAATCGGTGACCATTCAGCAGTCACCTTCCGCTCAGCAGCCACAGACTTACATCGACCCTGCCAGCGAGCACAACGCAGCCATATCCGCATACGTTCAGCTCACCAACCGTCTGACTGACGATCTGAAGCGCAAGGAGCAAGAAATGGCCGACCGCCTCGCCGACAAAGACACCATCATTGCCGAGAAGCAAGCCCGTATCGTAGCCCTCGAACAAACCGTTGCCGACAAGGATGCCATCATTCGCGCCAGTGATGTCCGCATCCTCGAACTGGAGCGTCAAATCGCCAACATCAACGCTTCCGACCTCTCCCGCTATCCCTTCGCCATTGGCGCAGCTGAACCAGAAAAAAGAACAAATGTTTCCCCATATCCATTGGAAACCTCTCGCAAACACCCATAAACACTAACATTATGCTTTATCTATTCGAATCCCAACGGAATCACCAAAGAATGATTCGAGCACCGCCGTAAAATGGCGGCGGTGCCGATGAATAAAGGGAATTTGGTGAGATTCTTGGAGATATGTAAAAATGGTTTAGAATGGTCTGAAATGGTTTTGAAGAGTAAATGTTTCCCCATAGTTTCCCCAGATGTTTCCCCACTTTTTAACTTATAACTTAAAACTAAGAATGAAATGATAAAGACAGCAATAATATATAATCATCGGGGGCGGTTTTCTAAGGATGGAACGGCCCAGGTAGAGGTGCGGGTGACGATAAACCGTCGTGCGTACTATATAAATACTGGCGTGAGCGTGCGCCCGCGTGAATGGAAGTTCGGACAGATTGTCGGGCGTGAAGACTGCGTTGAGAAGAATGAGCGACTGAGTATCATGCTGGCGCGGGTTGACAGAATTGTGAATGAGCGACTGGCGGATTGTTCGGAAGATGACATTAATTTCGAAGAGGTGCGGAAGTTGGTGTTCTCACCTGATTCCCGGCGTAAGGTCAAGGATGCTGAGGACATGCTGGAGTGGATGAAGAACGAGATTGACAAGCTGGGCGTGCGGAAGGGGACGGCGGCGCATTACCGCGTATCGGTGGCTGCCCTGGTTGAGTCGGGTGCCATGCGGAAATGGTCGGACTTGTCAGTTGAGAATGTGCATAAGTGGGATGCTTTTCTGCACGGCATCAAGAAGCATCAGACGGACGCGGAGATTAAGGCTGGCAAGCCTGTTGAGTATATCAGCCAAGCGACGGTGAGGAACTACCATAAAGACATCAAGGCGTTGCTTGGCCGGGCTATGAAGTTCGGGCTTATAAAGGCCAATCCGTATGACCGTATGCGTGGCGAGATTAAACGTGGCGACGTTGAGACAGTGGAGTATCTTACGAAGGAAGAGCTGGCGAGGATTGAGGGGCTGACGCTCCGTGAAGGGTCGATGCTGGCTGCTGCGCGGGATATGTTCGTGTTCCAGGCTTATACGGGAATGGCATATAGCGACATGCAAGCATTCTCGCTGGAGAAGTGCCGACATGAATGTGAGCGGTGGCTAATGGCAGGGCAGCGGGTTAAGACGAGCGTTACTTACTACGTCCAGCTGTTGCCACAGGCGTTGGCCGTGGTGCAACGTTATGGCGGTTCGCTGCCACAAGTTGCTGTGCAAACGTACAACAGGAACCTGAAGAAGATAGCGGAGGCAACTGGCATCACCAAGCGGCTGACAAGTCATGTCGGGAGGCATACTTTTGCTACGTGGGCGTTGCATGAGGGCGTGGCGTTGGAGAGGGTGTCGAAGATGCTGGGGCATTCGAAAATTACACAGACGCAAAGGTACGCGAAGGTGCTGGCTGAGGACGTGTATGGCGAATTTGACAAGCTGGGAAGGTCACTATGATATAACGACGCACTGGAAGGCTGGTATCTTTAATAATAATATTAAAACCAAATGACTATGAAGAAGACTATGACGATGATGGCAGCAGTAGTACTGCTGACGGGCTGCACGGAATATGTGCAGAGAGAAGACGTGAATAATGTTGTTGTTGCTGAGAAACGGGTGACGTTCGACGTAGGCAATAGCGAATGGACTGTCACAAGGTCGTTGGAGGCTGACGGCGTTACGATGACGGACTTGTGGCTGTTCGATTATATTGGCAACGAACTTGTCAGGACGGCTCACAAGGTTAGTACTGATGCCGATTTCTCCACCCCGTCTATGAGCCTGCAATATGGTGAGCACACCATCTTCTTCGTTGCCTCACGCGGTAAGACTCCAGCCGTTGATGGTACCGAGATAACATGGACTCAGCCATCAGACACCTTTTGGAAGGCCGTCAGAGTCAATGTCGGTAGCGGCTCGTCGGCTGTTGTGCCTGTCACGCTTGACCGCGTGGCTACCAAGCTGAGGGTGGCCGTTACTGACCATGTACCAGAAGGCGTGGCGAAGTTGTGTGTTACGCCTTCGGTATGGTGGTATGGGCTTGATTATACGACAGGGGCTGCGATTGAATCGAAAAGCAGCGAACGCACTATTGCCGTTCCTGCGTCTTATATTGGAACAACGGGACAGCTGGCCGTGAATGTGTTCGGCATGAGCGACAGCGACGAATGGACGACAGATATTACCATCACAGCCAAGGATGGCGATGGCAACGTGGTCGGTATTGTCACGCTTGACGATGTGCCGTTCGAGCGCAACAGGGCGACCAACGTCAGTGGCTCTTTGTTCGTCGCTGGCATGTCATTCAGTGTCGTTCTGAATGATGAATGGGCAGATAGTTATAACTTAGAATGGTAAGCTTATGAGACAATTATTAATTGCGGTTGCCGTGCTCACACTGTTTAGCTGTGAGAAGGTGATTATTGAAGATGAAGTGTGTAGCAATTCAGATGCTGACGGCAATGTAACGTTACACATATCACCAATTCAGAATGTCACAAGGTCGGCAGCTCTCAGCGATGTATGCGGTCGGCTCAACGTGGCCGTGTTTGATTCTGACGGTAAAAAAGTGAAGGCGGTGGCGCAGACGGTTGCCGATGCTGGTTTTGGCTCTGTCAGTCTGTCGTTGTCAGATGGAGTGTACACTGTGATTGCTGTTGGTCATAATTGCACGGGGTCGGCTACTATCACATCTACAGAAAAAGTGACATTCCCCAATAACAAGGTCACTGACACATTCAGTTATTGTGGCCAACTAAGCGTCACTGGCGACAGACAGGATGTTAATATTAATATGATGCGATCAGTAGCAATGGTTCGCATCCGACTGACTGACGACGCGAAGACTATGGGCAACGTCGCCCAGCTTAAGTTCTATTATATTGGTGGCAGTTCCACGTTGTCGCCATCGGCTGGCTTCGGCTGTGTCAATTCAAAACAAACAGAGTACAGAGCGGTCAGCGACGATGGAGTATATTATCTCTATACACTACCGCATACAACTGACGATATTTTGACAAAAGTAACTATTACGGGACTTGATGCCGGTGACAACATAGTCGGAGAGTGTACATTGGAGAACGTGCCAATCGGTATAAATTATATTACAGATTGCAATGGCGGGTTGTTCGGAGGTGGTGGGTCTATAGGCATATCAATATATATAGACCCGCAATGGGATGGCACAAAGAAATTCAATTTCTGAAAAAAATGAGGCGACGGTTATATGCCGTCGCCTCCATTCAACATCTTGTCTATTTCTTTGAGTTCCTCTTTGGAGAACATGGTGTGGCGTTTCTCGTCGTTCTCCCATGAGAACTCCATGAGGTCTGACGCGCTGTTTATCCCTGCCTTTCGGAGGTCGGCCATGCCAGTACACATAATCATGTAGGTGCTCCAGCGGGTCATCAGCAGATAGGTGCGCTCGCGCTTGCGGTAGCCGTCGATGATGGCCTTGATTTCCCACCAGCGCAGCTCATGCAGGAACTCGTTGCGGTTGTATCCTACCTCGCCCACAACCAGGGAGTAGATGTCGTGGGCGGTCAGGCGTTTTTTTCTTCTTCACCAGCTGGCTGTGCCTGTGCCTCTTCTGCCATGACTGCGGGTGTGCCCAGCCAGTCGTTAATGGCCTCTATGACTGCCGCCTTCAGCTTTGCCGTCTCGCTGAATTTCGCCTTACGGTTGAGTTCTTCGAAGGTGAAAGGCACTTTGTCGTTTGACACCTTCAGCACAGCATAGCATAGCTGCATGGTGGCCTTCTGCGTGTTCATCTTCTCAAGGTCGAAGGGGTTACCGCTCAGTTCCTCATACTCAATCTCTGCCGCCATGTTGAAGCAGACGTACAGCTCGTGGCCGAGGATGGTTACTTTCTTCATAGTTCTTTTGTTTTTTTATGTTAGTGAAACCGTGCGGCAAAACCGCACGGCACACTGAGGTTGATAATGTGTGTTATTCGCCTTCCGGCTGTTCCTCCTCTTCGGTTGTTGCGGTAGATTCGGAATTCGGGCGACTGTTCAAAGCTTCGGTCGTATCGAGCACCCCTACGCCTGTGAATGTGCCGCTGTAGGTGATAGACTGGTTGACGGATGCGTTGGCCGTTAGGTTGGTCAGCATCGCCGAACCGCTGGCCAGTACGTCGCCCTTGGTGGCTTGGCCTGCACCGCTGGCCTTGGCCAGTGACCATGAATAGGTGACACCTACTGTGAGGTTGTGCAGTCCGCCCTCGTAGATACAGTCAGACGAAATGTCGTAGTTGATCTGAGTTGGTACTTGTGAGCGATAGTCGAGCGTGGTTGCCGATGCCGACGTGTCATCTTTGGTTGTCGCATCTTCCATCGACAGAGACAGGTGTAGCGAGGCGTTGGTGGCTTGGGCAATGACGGCACCGGAGCTGGATGCTCCGAGGAACAGGCGCAGGAACTCACCGCGCAGGACGGTGTAGCCTACGGCGGAAAGTGAGCCTTGCGCCGATGCCGTTGTAGTAGACGGCGTGCCAGGAATAGCAGTGAACTGTGCCGAGCACGTAACAGGCTGTCGGTTCGGTGCATTGATGGTAAGGTCGTTGCAGATGGCCTTCACATAGTTGACGCTGCCTTGCGGTGTGCGGTTGTTGGTGCCGTTGGTGGGTGCCCAGCCGACTGCGCCGCCGTCTGAGGTCATTAGCGACATGGCTGTCAGGAAAAGGGCAATAGCTCCTTCTCCTTGCGCTTCCACCTGGAACTGCATGTTCTTATACATGGCGACGGGGTTCGCCCCCCCGATGTCGCCAGCCGTGCTGTCTGATGCAAGATCTTTGTTGGCGGCATCTTCGGTGTCAACGCCTCGCGTCACGGTGCAGCTGGTCTCTTCGGCCACAACGCTGCCATTGATAAAAATTCGGTAGTTTTGTCCTTTTCTGAACATATTCTTAACGATTAGTTGTGCATTGATAGTTAAGCGTCATATAGTTGCAGGGCTTCGCCGGGTCGTACTGCTCATCGGTGGCTGAGAACTGCCACTCTACGGGGGTATGCGCCTCGCCGACGGTCTCACGCCAAAGGCTGACACACGCCTCGCGCACGGCCTCGCAGAGGTCGGTTAGGCGGTCGTGGCTCTCGGCCACACAGAGGATGCCGACGTTGGCGGTGTCCTCGTCGCCCTCTGGCGTGTTGTCCTTGGTGAATCCTGTGTTAGTGACCGCGCCCGGCATGATGATGATGTAGGGGATGGTGTCCTCGTTCTCGTCCACTGTCGGACGGGCGGGCAGGAAGATGCGGTCGCCAACGATGGCGGTTACGTCGTTGCTCCTGGTGAGCGCACGGCTAAAGAAGTCTGGTGTCCTTAGACTCATAACTCAATGCTGGTTAATAATGATTTCCTTAATGACGAACTCCAGCAAGCGGCCTCCGATGTACCCTTGCAGATAGGCGGCCTGTTCGGTGCCAAGCTCCACGCCGTAATACTCAGCCACGTGAGACTGAACATGGTCAACCTCGTGGATGACCGTGTTCAAAAACTCACGCAAGCTGGTGGAGCGGCCTATGCAAACGATGCTTTCACGCCAGCCCATAGCGGTCAGCGTATATCCGGCGTTCCATCCGCTCAGGTTCTCTTCGGCTTCATCTATCATCTTCTGGCTGGCACCTGCACGGCGCATGAGCCGGGCCACCTCCGTGAGGTCGCCGGGCCAAACGTCATACAGTACTGTCACGTTCCAGTAGCCTTCGATGCATAGATGCTGTGCTGTCATTCGTCTTGTTCTCTTTAGAGTTGATTGCGGTTTTCGGCTCCGTTGCGTCCGTAAGCGTCACGCTGGCCGCGCAAGTATGCCTCACGCTCTGCCGGTGGCATCTTATCGAGGTTCATGCCGTCCTCGTTGGCATCGCGCATGGCCTGTTCGTAGCCTTCGCGGTAGCCCTCGCGGTATGCCTCACGGTAGCCGTCGCCGCCGGTGTGCGAGCCGTTGCCTCGGAACTGGTTGCGCATCTGTGTGCGCATCTGCTCCTTCATGCTTTTGTCCTCATCGGTCATGATGAGGGTTCCAGAATTAGGATCGTAAATCATATTGTTATCTCCTTTTTTTATCGCAATCGCTATGACTATGAGTCCTTTTTCCCTCCCTTCGTTGCGGGTGCCGGTGTGCCGCCGCTCAGTTTCTCAAGCAGTTCGAGCGTCTTTGCCTGCATTTCTCTCATGCCCTGGAGTTCGCCCTTCGTCGCTGCCAGTTCTGCCTGTAGGCTTTCAATGGTCTCAGCCTGTCGGCGTGTCTGTGCATAGCCAGGATTGATAATTTCCTTGCACTTGGGGCCGTCCTGCTTTACCTTCTGATAGTAGGCTACGTTCTGGATAATCTTATCGGCTTCGGACATCTTCTCGTCGATGATGCGCTCTGCCGTCTCACGATTTCCCGTGTAGATTTCCGGGTCGCGTCCCGCCACTTCGAGGTTGATAGGAAGCCCAGGCACAAGGCGGTCTTGTCCGCCAATGTTGATGGTCACGTCTACCAGCTGCGAGTTCATCGAATTGTTCATCGGCCAATACGGGGCAGTCTTGCCCTTGACCGTGCCGACTGCCACTTGCAGCCCGCCGTTGGTGCTTATCACGTAGAAGTTAGCACCGGGTTGAAGTTCAGAAAAATTTACCATAGTCATAGTTCTTTTGATTGTTAATACTCTTGTTAATTATGTCGTTTCCGGAGCGGGTGTGCTCATCAGCTGGAGAATGTTATTGCCGAGGTCGTTGAACACTTCCAGTACGCCTGTTCCCTGAAGGTCGGCCACCGTCACGGGCTGGCCTCCGAAGAAGGTCAACTGGCGGGCGTTTCCGTTCAGCGAAAGCGTCACGGGCAGCGCGGCATCGGTTCCTGTCGGAATAGCCGTACCGATACGGACGTAAATCGTCCCGGTCGGTGCTATGTTGCGGTCGCCCATCGAGAGGTTGACAGCAGTAGTCCCCACGGTGATGTTCGTAACCATAAGGTACGGCACGTAACCGTCAACAAACGGCACTTGATTGCAATTACAGTTGCAGCAGTTCATGTCTTGCCTCCTTTCTCGTTTAGAAACCGCCGCGATAGCCGTAGCCTGGATAGCCGTTGAAGCCTGGCCAGTTACTGTTGGGGGTGGTATTCAATACCTGAAGGTTTGGGTACGGCACGGGTACGGTGTTGGGGGCCTTGTCGAGTAATTCCTTGACGGTGTTCTGGATAGGAGCAAGTTGGGCGTTCACGTAGCCGAGGATTTGCGAGGTCTGGGCGCTGATGTTGTCCTTCGTGCGGAGCTGGCTGATTTCGTCGGCCTGCTTGTCGATGATGGCCTGCATGTCGCGCTCGCGGGCATCGCAGAACTCCTTGATCATGGTGGTCTTCAGGTCGGCGATGGCATCCACCTGACGCTGACCCTGTGCGTTGATGCTGCCCTTCAGGTCGTTGGTCTGCTCGATGGTCTGGATGCGTCCCTCGTAACCCTGCTGGGTGGTCAGCAAGCGGTTGTCGCAGCAGCACTGTGCCAACTGTGAAGCAAGGTTGCAGTCGCCCTGCTGGAGTGCGTTGATAACCTGAAGGAAGCCCATGCCGTTGGCACTTGCGAGTCCGGCGATAGCAGACTGTATACCCTGGATGGCGGGAAGCACGGTAGAGTAGTTCTGTCCCATCGAGGCGGCGAGGTTCTGAATGGCTGCGCGGCTGGCGTCGCCCTGTGCCGTTACGGCCTGGAGTGCGAGCTGGGTGTCAACAGCGGGACAGCCACAACCACCGTTGCCACAGTTGCCACGGTTGCCATAGCTGTTGCCGAAGATGTTGGGGAAGATGCTGGCGATGACAGCGAAGCCGAGGATGTCCGTCAGGCTCGTCTGGCCGTTGTTGCCAAATATACCGCCGCCGTTAGCTACTGGGAGGAGCGTAGTTCCTCCGTTCTGATTGCCTCCGTTCTGAGGAAGCTGGATAATTTCACTTGCCATAAGCTAAGAAATTAAAGGTTAATAAAAAAGTTTGCTTGCACGGCACTTTGCCGTACACTCTTCGGCGGTTTCCGTGTCTGAGGTTTACTCAACAAAAAAGAGTGCCAACATGTGGCACTCCATTCAATTTATATATTTCCCGTTTTACTCCGTCTCAATTCCAACTTCATCTACAAGTTTCCTCGCTACATTTACAGCAGTGATAACCTGATTACCTTTCTTAACAAGTTCCTTAGCTATCTCAAATATTCTATTATTTCTGGTAGTTGTAATATGAGGTTTAGCAATATCAATTAACTTATTAAAAGTATCATTCCCTACAGGCTTAAAGTCAAGTTGAATATTAAGATGTTCCTTAATATGTTCATTACCTTTAGAGTCAATATAAGTAACCCAGTCTTCATCACTACGAGCACCACGCTCCTTAATATCAGAATCTATAATCTCAACTTCTTCACCAGTACTCCTAAGAATACTTTTGCCGCCAATAGGCATCATAAATGTATTACTTTCCATAATTTTTAAATTTTAAATCTTTTCTTTTATAATAGGGTACAGGACGTTCTTTTTTACGTCCATACTTAATAGCAAGGAATATAATAACTCCAGTAATACCTGTAGTATTATCTATAAACCCTATACCATAATTTTCAAAATTCATAAGTTATTTTCTTCATCAACATCTTCACCTGTTTCCTTATCTACTTCTTCCTGTCCCTATCTTGTTGGAGAAAGAGGTGGGAGAAGTGTGTCAAATTACCCTTCGTTTATAACCATTTTAGTCTTGTAGTTATAGCATAGATAATTCTTTGCAGAAAGTGTCTTATCAGTAGTTAGACCAAATCTTATAATTTTGAAAAGGCTATTCTGAGTATCAATACTATAATAGTTAGCACATGTGTTATTAAGCATGTTATTATTACGGTAGGCAACATTGTGTGTTCTATTCTTCCCTGCTTGGTCAATACCAACACACAGCATATTGGGATATTTCTTAGGATAATAGAATTTATCACTATGAGTATGCCCACAAATCCATGCTACAAAATTGCCACCATTATCCTGCCACTTCTGAAGAATATCACCAATATTATTCACATTTCCATCAGCATACCCAACAGCAGAACTATATGGCACCCTATTTCTCAGGGTATAGTAAACCAACTCAATAGGAGCATTAGCAGAGCCAGTATGGAAATTTACAGTGTCACCAGTTCTATGATTAAGCACTATGCCACCATTCGCTCCTACATTAGACCAACCCCTATTGTCACCATCTATATTCCCAAGGCTGTTAAACCCATCACAATCATCAAGAGGATAATGGCAAAGTACTATTACACTATACCCATAAGCAGCATTGTTACTGTCAAGAGTTTCATCCAATAGATTCTTCAACCATGTCTCTTGTTCTGTAGTAAGTTTAGCTATACCTTGACCACCATCGGCAATAGCAAGCATTCCTGTTTCAGAGTCAATGATAAAGTCACCATTATCGTCTCTGGCAAGAATACCATCAAATCTGTATATACAATCAACACCTATAAGTCTTACTTTCTGTGCTGCATAGTCTTTATGCCAATAACAAGCCTGGTAATAAGGACTTGTTGGGTCATTATACCCTGTAGGCATCGTAACACCCCAATCATCTATATAGTCAGCAAAATATTTAGTATAGCTATATATGTGAGTGCTCTTAATAGCTTCTGACTTGGGAATGGTCAAATCTATATTACCTTTACCATCCTCACCACAATCTGCCAGAAAATAAGACATACGCCTGGTATAGTCCGAAGAGTAGGTTTGGTCATGGTTGCCAAGCACAAACAAAGACTTGTTTGCTGTATTTGTATTTTTCCACCATTTTGTACCATCGTTATTGACAAGAAAAGATTCCACAACATCTCCTGTACATATAGTATCATCAATCCTTGAATCATAGTCAGATAGCCAAGAAAATATATGAGCAGCAGCTACAGCGTCTTCATGTATGTCACTAAAATGAAGCAAACCTAAAGGTGAGATAGTAGGACTTTGCGCTACATACGTAGCTTGCAAAAGCCTTTCTTTCATTTCACTGCTCATTACTGTGTCAACAATATCTTCTTCTTTAGGAATTACAATTCTTTCCTCATCTGCAACAGGAAGAGTAATACTTGTTATATTATCTGTTATTTCAGAAGGACGAATAGCTTTGTTTTGTGCAGAACCAAGAACAAATGCCACTCGTCTACAATTTTTGCTTAGTTTTACTACAGCATGTCCTGTATAAGAGCTATCTTGATTAGACTTAAAGCTAGTGCTTTTAATAATCTCGTTACTTGTATATGCGTTAATGGGTTTGGTTCCAAGAGGCTTGTATGTAAGTTCATAGACATTTATAAAGTTAAGTCCTGTATAATCAAAACTTAACTCCTCTCCACCACATACAATATACTCTGGGAAATAAGTAAGCCTGTTTTTATAGTTACCATTATTTGCAAAATTAAGTTCTTCACTCGGACGATAATAGGCATTATACGTTTCAGCAGCCGAAGGAGTTGTAGTTATAATTTTTACACCGTGAACACCATCCTCTAAAATATTAGTAAACAACCTTTGTACTTTGGGAATTAAAGGTACGCCTTCAGTAACACTGTCTCGTACATCTTTTATCTGTACAAATACACCACCACTTTTTACAAGATTATCACTCCCAACAATAGGCTCATCATCTATCGCAGGTAGTTCAACAGGTTTAAATGCTTTTGCATAATTAAGAGCAAACTGATTTGTATATCTACTAATTAAAAGATAGGAATCATACGGTACTTCAAAATAAATATCTATAGGATACTCTTTTTTTAGAGTTATTGTAATCAAATTGTTAGCCTTCACGCCTATCAAGCTATCAAATGAGCTTGGGTCTTCTACCATAAACCCTATATAAGCGTAACGAAGCTCTGTAAGAGAAAGCTTCATAGTTCCAATAAGGTGTACAACCGTACCTTTTGGAAGAAGTCCAGTATAGGTTACTAGTCCTGTATCTCCACCAGATTTAATAACACCTATACTGTTCATTATCACTTTCTTAAGATTAACAGCAGTTCTGCCTCCTGCTTCTGAGAGGCTTAATTCCTTAGAACTAACCTTGCTTTTTGCAATTAGTTCTTGCCTTTCTATCTCATCATCTACACTGCTCCAATTATATTCTATAATACTCCAAAAAGTTCTTTTAAGCCTATACTGCACATACTTCGTACTGTCACTTGTAACCTTAGTTATCGCCCAGGAAGTATAAGTAACAGCATCACCACTCACAGCCGCATAGTAAGTAACAGCATTAGCAGCACCAGTAGTGGCAGGAAGAGTAGTAAAATCACTCAGCAGACTTGCATTGTAAGTACCGCTAACAACAGCAGAAGCACTCTGTAGCTCAGTACCAGTAGGCTGCTCAGTCAGCCCTTCAGTCCTTACAACAGAATAAGTAGCAGGAGTGAGCTGAATGAACTTGATGCTCATGCCACCCTTCTTAACAGAAGCAGGAACAGCAGCAAGGGCAGCTGCAAGAGTCTCGTATGTGGCACCGCTGTTATACTCACTCACATCAAAGACTTCGCCAACGGCTGACCTTACGGTTAACAGCTGATACGCCGTCCCGTTCCAGGCATACAGCGCATATTTCGATGCGTCCACCTGAGTGCCGTCGTAGGAGCTTACGCGATAGATGGTGTTGGCTTCGCCCGACTGTGGCAGGTCGGCGAAAGTTGCCACGGTGACATATTCCACGTCTGGCGTGGTGATCAGCGAGTCCAGCTGTTCCTTGCTGTAGGTCTCGGCCTTCGTATAGCGGTCGGCAAGGGCGGTTTCTGTCTGAGCGTTGATGTCGCTCTGTTTCGCACCTTTCTCATCGTCGTATATCTCATCGGCTCCGGCGATGATATGGTTCAGTTCCGGGTTGTCGCTGTCCTTCAGTGAGTGAAGTCGGTTGGCGACGTTCCATGTTTTTTCTTGTGTTGCCATAATATTCTCGTTTTTAATGTTGTCGTTTTTAAGATACTGTGAACACCTGCGGGCCGTTGTCTGTGAAACCGTCGTCGCTGGCCCATACGTTGTAGTTCTCGTCGCCGAGGGCGGCCACGATGCCGCCGCTGACGGGACTGGCCTCGCTGCCGCTGCCCATGACCACGCTCTTCACCTGAGTCACGCCCTGCTTCGGGACGCGGAGGTAGAACTTGCGGCGGGTCGCGTCGAGCTGCACGGTGTAGGCACGGGCCACGGCAGTCGTTGGCGTGGCGTACTGAGCCAGCGATGCGACGTCGAAGTCGGCCTGTGCGCCGTAGAAGATAGGATAGACAGCGGTGACACTCTTGTTGGCTGAGCGATGCAGGCCGCTGATGGTGAAGTCGGCTGAGTAGGCCACAGAACCGGGCGCGTCGAGTGTCACGGCTGTGTCGGTGTGGCTGAGTGTCTTGCCGCTGCCGGTGGCCAGCGTGTCCTCGCCGCGCTTGATGGTGATGTCCGTCGCGTCGGTGTTGGTGGTGGCCGTCAGGGAAATATCGGTGGCTGTGCCGACAAAGATTGTGGCCGGGCTGGCGGTGAGGTTCACCGTGGCATCCTTGCTCACGATGGCGTCAATCTGTGCCTGGAGGTTGTTCTCCTTCTCGGTGGCGCGTGCCGTCTCAGCCTGCAACTCTTGGCGGGTGGCCTTTGTTTCATCCAGTTCTTGCTCTGCGCCCTGCGCACGCTCACCTTCTGCCGCGATGTTGTCGCGGTTGGGAAAAACCTGGTCGATGCGCTCCTGAAGCTCAGGGCCGGTCTGTGTTAAATCGAAATTCTGTGCCATATTGATACTTTTTTTAATAGATTTCTTTTTCTTCCTTGCGGACTCGTATCTGCTTGCCGTCAGCATCCATGACAGGCTGTTTGTCGGCAGTGCGGACGTTCAGGTAGAGGGAGCGGGTGTCGCTGCGCCATACGCGCTTGTACGTCACATGTGCGTCGTCTTCGGCGCATTGACCGCAACAGGGGATGTGCGGGCAGGGGGTGTCGGTCACGAAGGCCAGCATCTGGATGTCTATCTCCTCACGCTGCCCACTGCCCATGTCGCTGTCCGTCACGTAGTAGTGGCAGTAGGCTTTAAGTGGCCCAACCAGCCCGGCGGTCGGCACCAGCATGAAGAAGTTGCCGTCCTCGTCGTGAAGCATGTCGGCGCGGTCGATGGTGACGGGCGTGTCGGGTATGCCTCCATGAACGACCACGCGGAAGGGGTCGGTCTGCTGGTCGAAGTCCTCATGCCGGATGATGACTTGGAACTTGGCTGTATCGCCTTGCTGTATGATTCTGTCTTTATCCATATATCTTTCGGGCAGTTTGCGGGGTGGGGTTTACTCCCGCTGGCAAAACCAGCGGGCACACTCAGACGGCGATGCGGAACGGCTCCAGCTTGAAGTCGATGGTGCCGTAGGGCACGGCGGAGAGGTTGGTGGTCTCGGTGGGACTGCGATGGAGGTAGCTGTTATCTACGAGCAGCTGCCCGGCCTCTAAGATGGGTTCGGGTACGCAGCCGTACTCCTCCATGAGCGAGGCGACGGTGCTTTGCGGGGTGCCGCCACGGTTTAGCCAGTTGGCGATGATCCACTCTGCCGAGTTGGCGTACTCGGTGAGCAGGGCATCCTCCTCGTTGCTGCATAGCCGGGAGTGCTGGCGAATATAGTCCAGTTTCAGAAATTCCATAATCTGTTCGTCTTTTACCTTCGGCGGTTTTGGGCGCGGGGGTTTACTTTCCCCCGTCGGCAAAACCGACGGGCACAGTGACCGTCGGGAAAAGAAAGAGCCCGCAGGCACGGTCATGGCTGTTGCTGTTGCATCGCCGCCGTCCTGCGGGCCGAATTATCAAGAACTATGAACTTGATTTGATTACGCCGTTTCCTGCTCCTCCACAATCTTCAGCAGCTTGAAGGCCTTGGGCTCGGTGGCAGAGGTGCCGCCGTTGACGAGGTGAGACAGCTCGGTTGCGGAGAATGCTGCGTTCAGGGTGAACACGGTGCTCCAGTTGCTCTTCACAGCGGCTGAGAAGTTGTCAACCGAGAAGTCGAGCTGGTCGTGCTGCTGCACCTGCAACTGATCGAAGTAGCCGATGCCGATGTAGCTGTTCTCCTCGTCGATGACGTACTTGCCCTGTCCGTCCAGCTTGCCGTTGATGTCGGTGGTGGTCACGTAGTCGTAGCCAGCCAGCTTGCCATCCTCGATGACTGCCTTGGTGCAGCCGGGGAACGAGTTGGCGGGGGTGTACTTCAGCACGGCCTCAATCTCCTTGTCGATGATGAGGTAGGGATTGCCGGTGAAGCCCTGCTTGGCAATCTTGGCCACCTCGCGGCTGATGTTCTTGCCGAAGTTGTTGTCGAGGGTGATGGTGCCGGGAGTGACGAGCGAGAACGGACCCTTGAAGTTGTCGGTCCATGCTGCATGGGAGAACATACGCTTGGAGAGCATGATGTTCAGACCCTTGCGAATCTTCATGGTGACGAACGTAACGAGGTCGAAGGCGGCGTTGGCAATGGCGCGGTCGCTGACAGCCACGGCTGCGCTGACACGCTCGGAGACGGCCTTGATGTTGGTGAACGACAGGGCCTGCTTGGTGGTGTCGGCAATCTCTCCGGCCACGCTGACCACCACGTCGTCGGCTGACATGGGCCACAGGGTGTCGCCTACCACGTTGGTGAGGATGTTGATGATGCGCACGGCATCCATTCCCTCCACCTTCGTGTCGACGACATCGTTAATCTTCAGGGGAACGGCACCCGACTCGGTGATGCTCGTGCCGTCGGCGGGCGACTTGGTGGCCAGCGTCAGGGTGGCATCGCGCTTCTGCTGCTTGATTTCGCTCAGAATCTCGCGCAGGCGGGCGTTCTTGTCTTCGTACTCGCGGATGTTGCTGGCAGTGGCTTCGTCGGCCAGGAGCATGATTTCGCGGTGGTTGGATGCCAACTCACGGCTGAGCTTCTGTTCCTGCTTGATTTCCTCTGCGGTCAGTTCACGCGTTTCTTTCTCTGCCTTCTCGTACATTGCCGAGAGGCTGTCGTTGATCTCGCGGTTGCGAGCCTGCAACTTCATGATTTCCTTTTTGTTCATTCTGCTTAAACGTTTAAGGGGTTAATAAATAATGTCTTCGATTTCTCGGTTCATCAGCGAGAGACGGTTGCGACGCATACGCATGACGGCGACTGCCTCACGCTCGCGCTGTTCCTGCTCGGAAAGTTCGCGGGCCTCGCGCTCCTCGTCGGTCTCTTCGTCCTCTTTGGTCTCAGCCGATTCCTCTTTTTCTTCGGCTTCCTCAGCGGCCTTCTCTTCCTCTTCCACCTTCTTCTCGTCGTCGGTGGTTTCCTTTTCCTCTTCCTCGCGGTGCTCGATGGTGTCAAGCAGTTCGCGGGCCGAGAGTGAGGTCTGCAAGTAGGCGGGGTCCATGCCCAGCGTTAGGGCGGTGATGGCGCGGAAGTGGGTGTGGCGCACCAGTGGCACCTTGCCTTCACGCTCTTCGATGTCGTACTTGTCGGGCCAGAACTCAAAACTGCAACCGTCATAGACTCCGGCCTTGGTCAGTTCGCGGGCACGAATGCCGAGGTCGCAGTTAGGCACGGCCACCTCGAAGTTCACGCCCTGGCTGTCAACGCTCAGACGGGCATTGCCAACGCCGCGCTTGGCACGTCCGAAGGTCAGTTCACGCATGTGGAGCATGTTGATCTTGATGTCCTGCGTGTTCAGGAAGTCCATCGTGGCGGCCTCCGGCGCAATCACTTCGCGGAATGTCTGTCCGTACTCGTCGAGAATTTGGCTTTCAGCATTGAACACGATGGCTCGGCCTGTGATGGTGCCAAGGATGCCCTGCGCAGACTCTTCGCCTGTAGCCTCTCTAAAGGCAAGCTGGCATTCCAGATTTCTGATTTCTCGTTTCTTTGCATCCATATTACTTTTTGAATTGTGTTTACTTATCGTCAATTATGCCGTATGGGGTTTACCCTTCCAAATCAGACTGACCGCCACCGTTGCCTCCCTGCTGGTTGTCATCGTCGCCCGTGTCAGTGGTCGTGCCGTTGTTGTCGCTCTCGGCAGCCTCCTTTGCCGTAGCCCATGCCAGCTTTGCGCCTGCAATGGCTGTGTTGATTTCGGTGCTCGGACGGTAGGCCACGCGCTTGGTCAGCCCGTCAAGCGTCTGCTCATCCTCCGTCTCAGTCCAATGGCTGCTGATGGCGGGGTAGAGTCGGCCAATCTGGTCGAGGTCAACAATCTTGCCGTTCTTGAGCGCGTCGCGTACTGCATCGAGAGCCAGCCCGAAAGCCAGTGCCAGCTCCTTCGGGTGGAGCGTCGTATTGTTCGCTGCCTGTGCGCAGATGTCATCGAATGTGGCTACGCCGTTAGCGATGGCGCGACTGGCGAAACCGTTTATTTTCGTGCGAAGGTTCTTGTTGGCCACCTTCTTGACCTTCAGTGTTAATTGTGCCATATCGTTACGTCAATTTTTATTTGTCCTTACGTTAATTTTCATTTCACGTTACGTTAGTCGGAGATTTTACTTGCCGGGGTTTACTTTATGGTATGAACGGCACCTCAATCTTGTCGGCCACGGTCACGATTGGGAACTGCGCGGCGTTCGGAAACTTCCAGTCCATCCATGCCGATACGATGCGCTCGCAGATCTGACCGCCCACGCGGATTTCGTGCGTCAGCGTCGTGAAATCATATTCCCCGATGTGGTAGGCTTTCTCGTTGGCCTTCACTCGCGCCACGATGTCGCCGTCAATCCGTTTCAGGTACTCATTGGCGACCGACCACGCCACCGCGAACATTTCACGCCAGTCCTCAGTCTTCATAATGGCGATGGAACCAAGGTGAAGGAGGTTGCTGTCGAGCGCCTTCTTCCATGCTTCGGCAAAGTCCGGGTGTTGCTCACAGATGATGTCTGTAATGATGGTGAGGTCTTCAGGATTTCCCCACGTTGCATATTGCTCGCGCATCGTCATTTCGAGGTCGATGGGCTTTGTCGTGATGGCTCCGTGCTCCTCGATGAGCTTGCCCAGTTCTGGCACCTCGTCCATGAAGCCGAGATACTTGCGGTACTGTACGAAACCGATATACTTCGGCAACTCCTTCCGCTTGCTGACACATCGCATCTGCCACAGCTCGGAGTAGAACAGGCTTGGCACGTTCTTCGGTTCTCCCAACTGACGACTATCCACAACCTCGTACACGTCGTTCATCACGGCATGCTCAAAGTCGGTGTGCGCACAGATGAAAATCTTGGCGTTTCGGTTGCGCTGGACTTCACTTTCTTCTTTTGTTGGGTTCGGTGTCATAATGCGTTTTTTATTGTTTGCTCCACAATTCCTCGTTCTGTTTCAGCCACTCGGCCTGACTCTTCATGTCGTTCTTCCGCCACGAGCCGCCCTTGTAGTGAACATAGTAGTCATCAAGGCGGATGACGTTTCTGGCGACCAACTGGGGCTTTGTCCGCATGATGTCTTCCAGCATGGCCGCACCGGTGTCATACCAGTTTCCTCGCACGTTCCGGGTTGCGCCTGCAACTGCCCAGCACCGCTTCGGGTCGTAGTAGCGTGCGCCGTTGGCAGTCAGCAGCGGCACGTTGATGTAGCACAGGAACGGAAGCATTCGGGGAATATCGAACTGGTTGCCCTTCTGGTGCCACTGTATGCGGCCCACGCTGGCATATTCCTCCTGCCACAGTGGGCTTGGGTCTTGCCTGAGCAGCACGTCGCTCTCCATGAGAATGAAGCCGTCTGGCAACAGCTCCCACAACTTCTGCACGCTGGCAATGTGCTTCAGTGAACCGTAGTTGCTCAGCTTGGCTATGTCCCAGCACTTTTCGGGGAATGAAGCCAGCAGTTCGTCGAAGTCGATGAGCTGTCCTTTGGTGTTGTCGATGCGCTTCACGCCCGCCATGCGCTTCTTGAACGGCAGTTCGTCGCTGTTGTCGAACACCACGACGGGCCACTGACACCCGGTCTTTCGGATGCTCATAATGCACGCCTCAGTGAGTTCGGGCGTGTTGTAATGCACGATGGCGATGGTCTGTCTTCTCTTCATAGGTCGAAATATTTGCGGATGTTGAATTTGCCGTCCTTGTCTTTCAACTTGTCAATGGCAAGCTGATAGACGGAGGCCAGCAGTTCCTCGTTGGTGGCGGGATGCGATGGCGAGCCTATGATGCGCTGAAGCGTCTGCCCGCTGTCAGAGAGAATCATGCACATGGTGGTGGCCAGTGCGTAGTTATTGAAGTACGGCGGATCGTCGGTGGCGTAGCCTGCATTTCCCAGCATGTCGAGCACCTGACGGAGCGGCCATTGCGGCTGTGGCTCCATCTGACGCACTATCTCGCTGGCCTCGTGGCCGCTCAGATAGTTGCGACATTCTTTGCTGTCCTCGCCGTCGAGGATGGCGATGGCTTGGGCTGCAATGTCGGGCTCGTAGGCGACAAGCCAGCGCATGACGCGCTGTACCATTTCGCCCAGTCGGGTCATGTCGCCGCTGTTGATGGCCGCTTCATAGCGGCTGAGGAATTGCTGATAAAGTTCTTCGGTGGTCATGGTCTCTTTAAGTATGATGGGCCGTAGATGTCGTAGACGATTCCCGTCACTTCACCCATGCGGTTATGCTTAAACTTAGGCACTGCCTGTACTCTCACTCTCTTTGTGGCTCTCGCCAATGTTTTCTTGCTCATAGTTCCTTTGATTTTTTTAGTAATACAATGTTTATTCTTTGCCCAACTGCTCGTTGGTCTCTTGCGCGATGATCTGCACGATGTTCTCCCGACGGTCATCCTGCAACTGTAGTATCTGGTAGGTCTTTCCCTCGGCGGTCAGGCGGCAGTCTTTATCGAGGTTGCGGGATTTGCTGTCGCTCCACCTCATGCGAATCATCACCACGTCGTAGCTTTCCAATGCACCCTCCATCATGGCTCGCTGTCCCTTGTTCCACTTCACGCTGCCCCACACACAGCCGTTGCACACGTACTTCACGCCGCCCGTGCCTCTCACACCCGTTGCGCCATCGGCCTGGCGGTCAACCGACCAGATGCCGACCTTCTTGTCTAACATACCGCTGCTGTAACCCATCTATGCGCCCTCCTCTCCGTTGGCCGCTGTGCCCTGCGGTTTCCCCGCAGGGTCGCTCACGGTGTAGTTACCCGGCTTCAGTTCCGTTGCGCCCTCGCTCTTGGCGATGAGGGCCTTCAGCGTCATCATGTTCGCGCTGGCCATCGGCTCGTCGCCGTTCTCCACGGCGGGCTGGTCGTACTGCTGGCGAATCTCGTTGATGGTCATGGCTCCCGTTTCCAGTCTTGACTTGTCGAGATTGGCCTGCTGCACGGGGTCAAGACGGCGCAGGGCCTTCTCGCAGATATGAATGCGGCGTTTGCCGAAGTCGCCCACGCTGAGTAGTTTGCTGTTCATTTCGTCCTCATGCTCACGGATGCGCGGCTGAATGTTGCGGAGCATGAACTCCTGCGTGGCCAGTTCCGGCATCTTGTACGAGCCGCCGTCGCCCTCCATCATCATTACCAGGGGGATTCCCAGCAATCGGCCGATGTTCTTCACTTCGTATCCACGGCTCTCTAAGAGCTGCAACTGTTGGGAGGTCTGGCTGAGCATCTGAGCACCCGCCACGTTGTCGAGCAACAGCACGTCGTTGCTGGCCCAGTCTTCACGGAACCGCCGCGTGATTTCCTTCAGCTGGTTCGCGTTGGCACGGCCACGGGTGCCGACGGGTGCCGCCTCCTTCTCCTGGAGCAGCACCTTGTAGCGGCCACCCTTGGCCATGTCCTGAAGGGTCTGCTCGTCGCCCGTGGCTGAGATTTGGAGCGACCGCATGGCGAACTGGAGCGTCGGGATGCCGTAGAGCATGTCTGGCGTGAGGAAGGTGTTGCGGAAGTGTAGCACGTCCTCCATCGGCACCGTCTTCACCACCGGCACACCCGGCTTTGGCGTATATTGGATGGTGTATGTGTCAGTCCCCGTGTTGATAACTCCAGCCTGACAGAGCCACAGCGCACGGGGCCACTCTCCGGCAATGTCGCGCTCCAGATAGACGTAGGCATTACCGAAGTAGATTTTGCGGAACTCAATCTGTTCCTGCAACTGCGAGGCCGACATATAGGGGTTGGGGCGCACCTGAAGCAGGTAGTTCAGCTTGCCGTTGTCGCCGTAAAGACTCTCCACGAAGTTGCCGCCCTCCGTGTCCTTGCGCTGGTACTCCACTTCCATCTGCCCCATCGTCTGCATGATAAGGCTCACGCCACGATGCCACGCGGGTACTAAAAGCGACGACATGCCGTGAGGGCTGACCACGTTAGCCGCCCAGTTGCCGCCCTTCGGCTGCGTCTGGTTCTCCGGCGCAGCGGGGTCTGTGGTGGTCAGCGTCCCCGTGGGGGCTGGCACTTCGCGCTTGCGAAAAAAGTTAAAGTTACTTCCGAACAATTCCATAGTTCTTTCCTTTTCTTTCTGCTTGTTTTACGTGCTTGGGTTTACTCACGTCAGCGGACCGTTGCCGACAAAGGTGGCTACGGCCTGGGCAAGGTTGCCGATGGTGCCCGTCACCTTCCAGCCGGTGATGAGGGCTGTACCGCTCACGGTATCGTTGCCAACGCCGCAGCTGATGTTGACGGTCTGCCCCACCATGTTCACGTTGCTCCTGATTGAAGTGACAAGTGTGTTACACGTCATCGACCACGACTTGCGCCCTGCGATATTGTTCTCCCACTGTCCCTGCGTCGGCGAACTGACGTGGACAGCCGCACAGCGCACGTCGATGTCGCACGACTTCTGTACGGCGATGGCGGTGCCGTTCTTCTTCACGATGAGTTGTCTGCCATGTATGATTGCCATAACTTTTCCGCTTTTTATGTTAGATTAAGCCGAGATGCCGAAGCGTGCTGGTAGTCACAATCTCTCCGCGACCCATGCGCTTCGATGTGTTGTTCATGCCGAGGAATATCTTTTCGCCTTCAACGTAGGGCTGCAACGACGCGCCGCTGCCAAACTCGCGGTCTTGCAAGGCGTTGGCTATCACGCCCGCCTGTGCCTGGTTGAGCACCAGCTCGCCGCTGTTTAGCCTGACATTACCTATGTTGTCGCCTGAGAAGTTTGTACCTCCAACAAACCCTCCATTGCGCCCATCAACGATACCGCCATTGGCAAAGCCGGTGAGCGAATGAACGGTGGAAATGGTTGTGGCCATTGCTGCTGCGCCTGCTGCCAGGAACGCCACCCAACCCCACGGACCCATTGAAGAAGCCGTGACAGATGCCTGGGCAAAACCGAGGGCTATGCTGGCGATAGCCTGTGCGACGGTGCCCATGGCCTTCACGCCTGGATCTTCGATGCTGTTAAAGGCATCGCCGACGCTCGACACGGCCTGTGCGGCAAGGTTCCAAGCCTTTTGTGCCTGTTTGCCCTGCTTGGCGAGGTCTTCTCCGCCGCTTATCTTAAAATCCTTGATACGTTGGTCTCCACGTTTGATTATGTCGTCGCGGGTGGGTATATTTATCCCATCACTGATGCTCACTCCTTTCAGCCCGCGAAGAGCTTCTATGCCCAGCTCGCCCTTCAATTCCCTGATCTGGTAGCCAATGGCCCGTATCTGCTCCTCGTAGGCTTTCCAGTCCTTGGTGTTCGTCACCATCGACTGCTCCTTGCGCAGCTCCTGCATCTCCTTGTTCAGCGCGGCCACGCTGCCAGCTGGGAGTATTTCTTCTGGTTTGGGGATTTTGGTGGGTTTATTGTTGCCGCCAGAACCTTGACCGTTCTGCCGCCCATTGAGTACGCGAGTCAGTTGCTTGTCAACTTGTGCTATCTCGTTGCCCGTGCGCTGGGCTTGTGCACCGAGAGCCTGAAGGCTTTGCAGTTCGGTATCGTTCAGATGACGCAGGGCTTCGCCGAGTTTTTCTTCACGATTCTGAGCATAGGTGTATTGAGTATAAGAGCCTTGGCTTCCCGGCATAATTCCTGGCGTGTAACGCGTACCAACCCCCGTCGGCTGCACATTCTTCAAGTCCTGATAGTGGCCGTAGGTGCCGCTGAGTGCGTCCTGTAGGTCTTTGGCACTGACACCACGCTCGGCCGCCACACGTTTCACAGCTTCAAGATAGGCTTCGTTCTCCAGCCGCTTGCGGTCTTTGAGTTCCTTCTTGTATGCCTCGCCAGCCGCCTTCACCGCGTCTTTCGAGCCTGTGCCGCCCCGATAGTCGGCTATGCTCTCAGTCATGCCCGTGCGGGTCTTTTCAACGTTTATCTGATTGAAAGCGTTGTAGGTGCCCAGCGCGTCGAGTGCGTCGTAAGCGTCGCGGGCTGCCTTTACGATATTATTGATGTTCGACAGGTAGCCGCTGATGTCGCCCGTGTTCAGGGCATTCAGGAATCCTGTGTATAGGCTGTGCGACGATTCTACCACACGTCCCCATTCGTCCAGTTGCTCTTCATTGTTGAAGAAGGCATCCTTGGCCACGTCGAGGGCTTTCGATGCAGCTGCCAGCCCCATGTTAAAGAGCTTCATCGCGTCGATATTCACGGTGAACTTCTCCGCCAGCGTGTCCATGATGCCGCTTGTGCCCTTGCCTGCGTCGCCAACGCTGTAGAGTTCCTGCTTGGCCTCGGTGATGCGTCCTTTCAGCGTCTGTAGGCTTTCGGCCAGAGCCTTGCCCCAGTCGCTTTGCTGCTGCTCCTTGGTCAAGGCATTATAGGCACTGGCCGCTGTGTTAAAGGCCCCGACAAGCTCCTTGACCTTTTCTTTTGCGTTGGTCGCACTGGTCTGCATATTACCGAGTGCCTGTGCAACGGAAACGTTGTTTTTCGTAAATTTGTCAAACTCCTTGCCGGCGGTAGAAGCCATACGCGCATAGTCGGCAAGGCCTTTGGATGCGTCACGGAGCTTCGAGTCGTATTGGCTGGTTTCGAGTTTGAATCTGGTGATTACGTCTGCCATATCCTGTGTTTACATAAATTCTTCGTTAATAACACGGTCGATGAACCCATCCAGGTTGCCTGCGGCCCGCTCCAGTGCGGCATGTGAGGCGTTGCCGAACCAGTTGCGGGTCCTTACATTCCCGCGATTGCCGCCCCGGCTCTTTGTCCTGAGTATGCTGACGCTCCCGCTCCGCAGGTCGTGCCGTGTTCCGTTCCTGTCGGTGAAGCTGTGAATGGCACGATCCGCCGTTCCGGCATTGATGAACCGCAGCACGAAACCACGGTCGGTGCCCTCATAGCCCTCCAGCTGCTTCGTTCGCTCCGAGCGTCCCCAGCGATTGCCGCCTCGCGAGGGAAGGCCCTTGCGCGGTGGTGTGTACGATGTCGGCGTGCCTGCCCTGCGTTTCTGCAAGATGTTCAGCTGGCCGCCAAGTATGCGCCTGTAGACAGCCGACCGCACAGCCTTGTAGGCATGGCGGGGGTCGTTGTCCATCTCGTCGCCCGCCTTCTGCATCACCTCGCGCCGCGCCTCCATAAGCACGCGACGGATGACGTTGTTCACCCGCTTGCGGAATCCTGGGTCGTCGCTCATCATCTGCTTTAGCTTCTTCACGCCATCGGCCAGTCCTTCTATTTCTATCGTTCCGTTGTCTGCCATATACCCCTCCCCCGTTTTCCCGTCGCGGGTTTACCGCAGGGGCATAAAAAAAAGGGGTGGCCGCTGCCACCCTTTCATGCCGAAACTTCGGCATAAACGAAAAAACTATACCTCAATACTTAATATCTTAACCACATCGTTCCAGTAGTCGTGCCCTATGGAGTAAGGATATAATGTCGTACCGTCGATAACAACCATGCGAATGGGCGAGATGTCTGAGGCATGCTCACCACCGCCAATGTCACCGTTGGAAAGAAGTTCACATTCTATTGAACGCTTGGATGACGACCAATATGCGGCAATGCGGTCGGCCTTGTGCTGTTCTGGGCGAGCTGCACCGGTAGCATAGTCGAAGGTCGTCAGTGGGCTACCGTCAGTGTTCATAACGATACCAAAGCCGGGCTTCATCATGTTGTCGCTGGCAAAGATGTTGTCCGACGTATATTCTTCCCGCGTTCTGTTGCTGTTCGACGCAATATAGCGTCCTTCGCTGTTGTCTTTCTTCTCAGTAATAGCATTCCAGTTGGAATTCGTAAAGGCGTTGTGAATTGTCACGCTGTTTTTGTAGAACCGCACGGCAAAGTCCTTCAGGTTGAAACTTTTCTTACCGTCGGTCTCAGGAACGGAGCGGTCACCAAATACTCCTGCATAACTTCCGAAGAAGTCGCCATACAGATAGCCTTGAAGGGCTGCATCAACGGCAATGATATTCGTGTCAATGGCTTCCTGGCCGCTCACCCAGTACCGAGTAAAGTATTCAGGCTTCTTGTTGCCAACGGTCACGGTGAAACGAGTGTAACTGTCTTGCCACGCACGCCCATTCCACCATTTGGCCGAAGTACGACTTTTGCCTATGCCTAATGCCATGAACATTTCTCGGTTTCCGCTATAGGCTTTGCCCTGCTGGGTTTCGACGTATTCTTCACCACCTAAGTAAGTCTTTCCGCTCAGGACAAAGAAGCCGTCGCTGAAGCCGTGCATATATTTCGTCTCGAAAGACGCAAGACTCCCTATGCTCGTACTTCCAGTGCTCTTAATGGCAAGGACATTGATGCTTGCACCATAAAGGGTCTCAGGATTTTCATACTTACGCACCTGCCAAAAAGCAGCATCTCCGAGATAACAGTTGAAAACGAAGTTACGACGGGTAACGTTCGCCACGTCATTCGTATGGGCGATGGTCTGGTCGCCATAGTGAACGCCGACCTGCCAGCCGGCTTCATTCATGGCTTCTTCAAGCAAGTTGTCGAATGGGTCAATGATAAATTCATCGGCTATATTGGCTTGTGATGTGATTACAACCTTACGAGGGCCGCGAATCTGCTTATCTATATTGTCCGTCGAAGCAAAGATGTCGCCTACCGACCTGCTCAAGAATATATACTCAGGTGCCTTCCAGGTCATGCTCCCAGAGGCTACGTCGTTGAGGTCCCACTTAGTCAAGACTAAACCGGACTGCATGCCCTCGTCGTCTGCACAAGTGAAGTACCATGTCCTTCCATATTCACGTAGCGTCCATCCCCAAAACAAGCACATGCCTTCCAGGCAAGCATACATGGTCATGCCCTCATCTCCTTCGTCGCCGCTGTCAAGAACGAAGTTCTGCCAGTCTATCCGCTTGAGAAGAATATTCATGGCGCGCTCGCCACCCTGAAAAACAAAATTGTTGGGAGCACTGGTTGGAATGCTATCAACGATAGACTTGAGGAGGTAAGCAAAATTGCCGATTGCCGTCTGGTTGTAGTTGATGTCAATGCCATCGGTGATGGAGATAGGGCACTGTAGGGGGAATTCTATCACTTGTGGCAACGTGTACAAGTCAACACCGAAGTTCTGCGGTTGTATGAACCCCTGCCATTTTACAACCCCGTTGTCATCCGTAAGTGTAACAGGCCTGGAAGTGTCGGTGTCGGCAATCATATCACGCCAATTAAATGTATTGCCAGCGTTGTCCTTTCCTGTGTCTACGATGCGAAGGTAGCCACTCTGCCTTCTAATCGGAGCGAAAAAGTCGTCGCTGTCATCCTCCTGCGTCTCAAATGTCTTTTCGGCACCAGTCAGCTGCACGGGGTTGCCTGTGTATCTATTGTCGTAGATGTTCACCGTGTAGAGCGTATTAGCCCTGAGTGAGCGGAATTTTACTTGCCAATGTATTGCCATTATCTGCTCCTCCTTTCTTTTCTGTTCAACTTACGATTCTCCAATTTACAAAGACGCTGCTCAATGTGTCGTATCTGCCAGCGCAGCTCTCTGACACTGCGCCTGTACTCTTCCAGCTGTTTTGTTAAACGGGCAACGCCGTCTTCCAAGCTCTGCACCTGCCTGCTGAGCTTTTCGCCGGAGCGCAGCAGCTCCGACCACCGGCTCTGCCTTATAATGATAAATGGTAGTTTCATCTTTTCGCTTTCTCAAAAAAACACTACACTAACTATTTCTTCAGTAGGTTGCTGATGACCCGCTGGCGGTTCTGCCCATCGGCGCGGTAGCTGACATGTATCCAGTAGCTCCCTTTGCTGTTGTGCTCCCAGATGAGTTGGTCGAATTGGCAGTGCGCCTTGATCCACTCAAACCACCGCTTGCCCTTCTTCAGGTCACCGTCGATGCAGAGGTCAGCCGCCTGGCCCTTCGTGTGCTGGGAATTGGGCACGCCGCCCACGGCTTGATTGAGACGCGAGCAGCGGTAGCCGGAGCCAATCTTGATGGGTTCACGCATAGCGTCGCGCAGGGGCTGAAGCACATGGTGAACCAGCGCACACATGGCGCACACCTCGTCCACGCCGGGAGCGTTGACGATGCCGAGCCGCTTGGCGGTTGCGCTGTCGCGCAGCTCTTCGAGGGTGAAATTTCTGCTAATCCTGGTTGCCATCTCTATCATCTTTATGAATCTCCACACTCGTGTCGCCCTTCTGTATCTTCACCTCAAGCCCCAGCTCAATGGCACGGAACGCATAGATGACGACGGGGAACAGAAGCAATTCGCCAACCGCCGTGAGCACGCTCCCGTCTATCACGCCCATCGGCGGCAATAAAAACCCTGCAATAATCAGAATGACCGAAATCAGGAAGCACATGCCCGTCACCAGTTGGCAGAAGCAGCACTTCTTCTCGGCCTCATTACCGTTGCGCAGTTTGTCTAATGTGCACATAAGCCGCCCTCCCGTCGATTAGAGTTTGCGCCATTCGTCCCAGACGTAGCGGGCTGTTGGAAATGCCATGACGGCCAGCACCAACACGCAAACGGCGGTCAACCACTCGCCGATATAAATACTGTATCCTATGCCGTTGACGGTGCCTATCAGGTAGGCAAAGAGAATGAGCATACAGAGTGCTTTTTCCCAGAATGTCTTGTTCATAATCATGTTCGCTTTAAAAGTTACACTTCTTCAACTATCTGGCATATTACGGCATGGGGTTTACCGCACAAAAAAACGGGCGAACGAGTATAATTGCTCATTCGCCCGCTTGGGTGCCTGTCTCTATGTCGGCAATGGTCAGAAGAAAACCCCCAAACCGCTGCAACGGTTTGGGGGAAAATTAAGATTACTCATGAAAAAACTTGCTTGCCCGTCGCGGGTTCGCTTGCATGTTCACACATGCTTCAGCTTGATTGTTATCCTGATTATTATCCATGCTATTGCCGCGATGCCAACGATTATCAGCACCCACTCAACGGTGCTCCGCTCGCGCGGCACTTCCTTCACTACTGGGTAGGGCACGGGTATGCTGTCTGTGAGGCTCTGGTATATGGTGTCCGTCCGTGTGCGCTCCACGTAGCGGGTGTGCCAGCGGTCGACGGTCTTGTAGACGGTATCGTCGCGCACGAAGTCGCTGATGTATATCGAGTCCGACAGGTAGACGCTGTCGCGTATTCTGCTGTACTTCAGCAGCGTGTCCGTTCTGTGCTCCACCACAGGCACATACTTTGTCGTGGTGCAACCCATCAGCAGACAGGCAAGCAGGATAGCGACGGCGACGGCCAGCAGATACCAGCCTATAACGGTCAAGCCTCGCGACGGCTCCGTCTGTATGTTGTTGCCGCAGGTGTTGGTGTCAGGCTCGAAGTCGTCGCAATCGTCATGGGCAAACGAGCATCGCGTGTCGTGTACCTCGCAATAGTCGATGCAGTAGGGGTTGTCGCTGTTATGGTGGCGACATTTCCAACAATCGTAAATCGTTCGCTTCATAATCTTTCTGTTTTTAGGTATTCATTTCCCCTCCCCTCGGTGTGGTCGGGCTGGTGGTTCGCTCTCCTCCCCTCGGGGAGGCCGGGAGGGGGCAGCTTCTTTACTTAAATTGCCGCGCTCGCAGCTTGCTCAATAATGCTTGCTGTAGTTCGCTGTTCATAGTTCTGATAAAAATAATAAGAGAGGCCGCAACGTTGCGGTCTCTCTTATCAAACAGAATGGTGGTAGGGGTTTACTCACGAATGTTTCATAATCCATTTGCGTTATTAAATGGGAAATGAAATTGTGTCTGTTCAAATTCAAGCGCCTTCTTGAACCATGCCTTTTTGATTTTCTTGTTCGCATAGTTCGCAAGGTCAAAATCTGGGCTGTTAACGTCTTCTTCGCTGACTTGTATCGTCATGCAAGTTTTCAGTGGATTATCCATTACTCATATTTCTCTGGGTGTAGTTGTTTGTCGATGTCCTGGAGTGACGGCTTTTGTTGCCAATCGTCGCGGCTCTCGTAGGTAAGCTCGAACGGCTCAAAGCGGAAAGAGTCGAAGGGGCTGACACCGCCGCAAGTGTCCTCTTCCAATTCTTCACAGCAATGACTGTGCTTTTCGAGAAATTCTTGCAGTTGCTCGCCTTTCTTTTGCTCAGGAAAGGAGAAATACCACCCTGAAGTGAAGCATTTGCCCAACATCATTTCTGCGCCGCAACCTCGGCAGCGTAGATACATTCTGTTGTGTGCCATAGTTGTTCATTCTTTAGTCAGCGTCCTGAGCGGGGCGAGGTCACTGAGTCGTTGGTCGATGATGTCCACGGTCATTCCGAAGGCTTCGGCGATGGCCTGGGTGGTCTCGAAGGTCACGGCATACTTGCCGGCTTCTATCTTCGAGATGTGCGAGCGTTGCAGCCCTGCCCGCTCGCTGAGCTGTTCCTGCGTCAGCCCTGCCAGCTTGCGCAGGGCCATGATGCGGAGCCCGATGCGGTCGCGTGTCTGTTTCTTTTGTTCGTCTGTCATAGTTCCTGATAGTGTTATAGTTTGATTGTACCTGTTTCCTCGTCTATGTCGTTCCAAGCTGCCAGCAGGTAGTTGTCGGTGCCCGGCTCGTAGTGGGTGTATTGGCAGTAACTGGTGCCGGGGCGGTCGTCGCCGTCGTCTTCGTCCCATGTATCGATGCACGGCATGAGGTCGCAGATCATGCGGAACACTGGGTTCTCCTTGTAGAGTGCTGTACGGTTGAAGTTGTACTCGCGTGAGCAGATAAGCATTGCATCGTTGCCTACGTGTGCTGTGATGCTGAGTGTGAATTTAGGCATTGTCTCTTTGGCAGTGTTTATCGAGCTGCCGCCGCTCGTCTTATAGGTTGTTTTGTTGTTTGGGTGGCCGGATTCCACCTGTCTCTATTTGTTTCTTCACGTAATCAGCCACTACCTTTTGCTCATACACCCCGAATGTTAACCATTCGTTATTCTTACATGGAGCAGGCTTGTCTGTGTAGTCCACTTGATAAAGGTATATGCCCGCATCTCCTGTCGTCTGACAGGATACCTTAGTTATTGTTGCTCTCATGTTCTCTTTCATATAATATAGTTTCTATTGTCATACGTTCTTGTGCATAGATGTCAAGACGGCGTGACACACGCGGTGACATCTTGAAGCCGTTGAACTCTCGCGTCCTCAGTACCGAGGCTTTCTTCTCGATGACCTCCAGTTCCTTCTCCAGTTGCCGCGTCGATTTCTTGCTCATCATCGCGCGGAAGTTGTCGAAGTCCGATGGGTGATTATACCTTTCCATTTGGCGGATATTGTTTGTCGATTTTCTCTTTCAGTTCTCCTAACACCTGTGCAACCATCCGTATCTCGTCTTCGTTGCAAGCGGCTGGCTCACCTTTCCTGAGCAGTACCCAATAAGCGTTGCCATTCATGTCGCCGCTTATCGTAATCTTATAGTCTTGATTGAATTTCTTCATAGTCCATTCTTTTCTAAACATTTAATTACTGTTAGCATACTTAATCCCAATTCATTGGCTATCTCCCTAACAGTCATGCCGTCAGACCAACACTCGATAATATCTTCATCATCCATTATTCGCCATCCCTGAAGATTTTGTCGTAACACTCTGCGCAGAAATCGTTGCCCTCGCTGTCGGTGCAGAAATCTTCCACGTCTCTGATTACCTTTTTGCAATGGGTGCAAATGCTGATGGCATTATCCATACGTTTCACCCACCTGATAGCAGCGTCCCAGCCTTGCTGCCACGCTGCCAACGGCATAGGGTATATCCTACGCTTAGACTGCCATCCGATGCGGTATCTGGCTTTCTTGATAACGCTTTCGTCTATCTCGTTGATGTTCATAATATCAAATGATTGTGGGAGGGTTGCCCCTCCCGTGTTAGTCTTAATTGATGCTGTACTCCTCAACCTTGAATGACTTCCAATCGGTATTGCGTACATGCTCAACGAATTGCTCTCTTGTCATTGGCTCAGGCTTTGAAAATGTACGAGTCTCAACATTGTAGCGGGGAGACGTATAACTTCTGCTATCAGAAATAATCTCGCCTTCAAAACCTTTTTCTGTGCTAATTGCCTTGTAGAACTGTGCCATTGTCTCTTTGCAGAATTTTAAGCGTTGCCCCCGCTTTTTAGTTGTTATCTTTATTATTTCTGATGCAAAGATACAACTATTTTCTAAATTGTGTAAGTATTTGCACAATTATTTTTCAAGAAATGTGCTTTTTGTTGCTCTTTTTCGTGCTTTTTTGTGTAACGTGCCCAATTTTGCAATATCGGAGATAGCAAAACGGGGAGTTTTGGGCGGTCGGTGGGTTACTCACATTAGTACCACCAGCCTGCTGGCTCTACGTCTTCGATTTTGCCGTTTTTGACGAAGTAGAGGTTAGCGGTTGCGTTGTGCAACTGCACCCATCTGTGCATGTCGCTCCGGCTGAGCGAAGCGTTTGCGTCGGCCATCGACATGGCTTTAAGTTGTTCGTCGCTCATGGGTTGCCCTCCTTGTCTTTTAGCCCATTGTCTTCGATGTAGTCCCATTCGGTTTCGTCCCACTCAATATGATAACGTGTCACGATACCTTGCAACGTGTCCATCGCTTTCTGCGCTCTCTCGAAGTCCGTGGGTGGCGGGTTCTTGGTCTTTTGGTGATTGATGTAGCCGTTGATGGCTTCACGCTCAATGATTCCACGGCGATAATGCTGCCGTGTGACATACCATCCTACGATGATGCCCATAACAAGTGTGGCAATACTGCCAACAAGAAATGCTGTTGTTATACTCATAATTCGTGTAAATTCGTGTTCAAAAAAAACACCACCGACCACGCCGAGGGGTAGAACTGCCGTAGCATGATAGCGGTCGTGGCGGTGGCTGTCTATTATCTGATGCGCCCGCCAAACTTAGCAGACACTTCTCGCTCAGCATGAACGCCCTCGATGTAGGAAGTTTTGCTCACCTCACTAATCATCGCGTGAACGTCCTGAAGACTGCGGCCCTGACACATAGCGGCAATGCGCTCCACCCATTGCGCCAGGTTCTCATCCTTCCGCTTCTGATAATCTTTCTCTTTCATAATCCGTTTAATTCGTTCAATTCGTGGTCTTTACTTAAACTGCCGGGCTTGGAGTTTGCGCTTGATGGCTTCGGCTCGGAGGCGTTCCATGCCCGCCTGGAACTTCGCCACGGCCTTGTCGCGGTATTCGTGCAGGGGGTTGAGGGTGGGCATCATGGTGCCGTCCTTGCGGGGAATAGTAAAAGTGTCCTGATAGCCGGGCTGATTCATCTGTTCGGTCAGGCGGTCGATGAAGGTCTTTTGCTGGGCGAGTTCGTCGAGGTCGAGGGCGAGGGAGTCGGTCCAGAGGTTGTCGGCCTCCAGTGTGCGACGTATCTGGTCGCGGTTCTGCTCGGTCTGCTGGCGGCGGCGGTCGGCTTCCTCGGCCTCGGTCTTGGGGTCGCGCTGCTGCTGCATCTGGAGGTTGAGCACGAAGGCGACGGCTTGCAGATCGCCGCTGAGTGCCTTTTGTACGATGGTCATGCCGATGGCGGCTTCGGAGGTGACGATGTTGCCGTCCTCGTCGGTCATGTACTCCTGGGTGCCCTTGCGCTTCACTGGCGCAGAGAGTTGCTTGATGATGGTGTCCTTTAAGTCCATAGTTCCTTGATATTTTGAAACCCACCGAATGAGGTGGGTTTGGTGGTTAGTGGGTTATATATTTTTCAACGCCTTTTCAATCTTTGATTTCATTTTAAGTGCTGCTTTTGTTCTTGCGCCCTTTTGGATTATCCTGCCTTCGGAAGGAGATATAAATGCAAATTTGTTTTCCTTAATTATTTGTTTTGCTTGAGAAAGTGATTTCGAATCAATCTCCCCAAGCACTTCGTTCTTCAAATATTCTGCTGCACTTTTATAATATTTTGCCTTAGAAGTGACATCAGATATAACACTGCCGATTTCTGTTAATGCAGAATTATATTGGTTATTAAAACTTGACCTATAAACGTTACGTCCACTTCCAATTCCTGCGCCGCCTCCTGCTCTACCTCCCATATCTATATACTTTTAATTGATTAAACATTCTACAATACGGCTATTTCTTGCCCTGGGGTTTACCGTCGGAGCGGCCTCTATTCATGTGGGTTTACCCTGGTCACTCTCTCGGCACGATGCGGATGTCGGCATCCAGTGCCTCGGCGATGGTCTGTAGGGTGTCGAAGCCTACACTGTAGCGGCCTGCCTCTATGCGGCTGATGTGGTTGCGCTGCATCTGGGCGATGTCGGCCACCTGCTGCTGGGTCATGCCGCGCTGCTTGCGCAGTTCGCTGATGTCGGTGCCTATGCGTTGGCGTTGCTGTTCTTTGTTCATATCGTTTCGGTTGTTTGTGAATACTCTCTGTCCTTGAATAGTTCTGCCAGTCCTGACAGCTGCTTGTAGCGCAGCAGTTCGTCGGCATCCATTCCTATCTCTTTCATGATCCATTGGTCGCTCATGCCTGCCTTCTTCAGTTCGCCCACGATGTTCATCATCAGTTCAATGGAGTGGGAGCCACGGGCGCGGTTGTGGCGGATGGTGCTGGCCATGCGGTTGCTCACGTCCTTATCGATGATAGAGCATGGCAACTTGCCGCCCTCGCGCTCGTAGATGTCACGGTGCAAAAGCATAGTGGTGTAGCGGTGGTAGCCGTCCACTATCTCGTAGCGTCCGTCGGGCTTGGCATATACCACTATCGGCATAGTGTAGCCGTCCTCCTTGATACTCTCGTAGAGCAGTCGCATTTCGGGCGGTGCCACGTGGTTGGGGTTGTAGGCGTTGGCATCAATCAGTTCGATGGGTATCGCCTGAATGTTATAGACTGGTGATTTCATAAGTCCTTATATTTTTCTTGTATGGCCTTTCGACGTTGCATTTCCTGTTTGGTGAGTGAGAATCCCATGTACTTGCACAGGTGGTCGTTCTTGATGATGCAGATGCACATGCGCTTGTAGGTGGGTATCTCCTTGAAGTCGCTGATGTCGATGTCGTCGAGGTAGTCCATGCGCACGGGTTTCTTTGTGGTCTTGTAGTTCGTGTCGCTCAGCACCTCGATATTGGCTCCCGCCTTGCGCAGTTCCTCGATGGTCTCGTCTGATAGGCAACCGCCTTTCTCTCGCCAGAATCGGATGCTGGTTTCGAGCTTCAGCAGATAGCCCTCGCGTGTCTCTTTCGGCAGCGTCGATAGCAGGAAGTACATATACTCCTTCCATGTGAAGTGTGCGGGCTTGGTGATGCTCTTCCACCCCATCATGGTGGTGCCGCCGTAGAGTCCGGCAAAGTTCACACCATTGACGCGCCCCACCAGTCGGCCCCATGTGTCGGGCTCGATGACCTGGTACAGCCTGAGTGCGTCCTGCCCTTCACTGAGGAATGGCGAGGCGACGCGCATCTTCGACAGCGGCACGCCTGCCAGATACATCATATCGTAGAGCCTGTTATATGGCCATCGGTTGCGGGCGTTGGCTGTCCAAACGTCCTCCACCGTCCAGTCGTAGATGGGATAGACGGCCACGCAGCCGCCCATGTCGGTGGTGTAGTCGCGCCCCTGGTAGTTCTTGCGGTTCTCGCGCTCGGCATGGATGGTGCGCCAACGGTTCAGGCTCTCCTGTGTGCGGATGCCTACCAGACAGGCGGTGCGCCCCTTGCGCTCACTGAGCCACTGCCCGAAGCGGTCTTGGAAGTCGTAGTCCCATAGGTCGGCATTCCAGAAGGGGAACTGCTCGGCGGTCATGGCACCCTCCGGCATCGGTCTCACCCAGATGTCTTGCTTCACGGGTTCCCACGGTCGCCAATACGACTGAAACATCGAGGTGCAAGTGGTGACCATGAAGGGCACGCATACGTGGTAGATGTCGGCCTCGTTGCGGTAGCGGTCAAGTGTCTCGCGCACATAGTCGGTGGTCAGCTGGTACTGCGCTTCGTAGTCCATGTGGTAGATGCCCCACCGCTTGCCCAGCCTTCGGGCTATCTCGGCGGTCAGTTCGAGCATCACGCCTGAATCCTTGCCACCGCTGAAACTGACGTAGCAGTAGTCGAACTCGGTGAGTGCCCATTCTATGCGCCGCTGTGCTGCTTCAAAGACTGTCATATAGTTCCTCCTTTGTGATTTTCTTCAGATACTCGCTCATGCTCACCTTCTTCTTGATGTTCTCAGCCATCATGCGCTCCAGTCCCACGTTGCCCGTCAGCTCGTAGTAGTGGCAGTCTTGCTCCTGCCCAGTGCGGTAGGTGCGCCGCGAGGCTTGCAACAGCAGGGCGTAGTCCCATACGCGGTCAAAGAATATGGTATGGCGGTACTGCTGAAGGTTCAGCCCTAACGACTCTTTCTGCATCGACAGCACCGTGACCCTTGGCCAACGACGGCGGCACTCCTCTTGCGCCACGATGAAGCGGCAGAAGATGATGGTCTCGTCTTGCGGCAGGTCTTCGAGCAGTCGGCTGACGGCCTCCATCTTGCCATCGTCGATGGTGTAGGCCACTTGCATCTCGGTGGCCATGGCGAGGAAGATGTTGTTGTTGCGCCACTCCAGCGTCTCGTCGCTCAGGTAGTCTTCCTTGATGTCGTTGTACCGCTGGCGGCTCTCGTCGGTGATGCAGTAGCCGACGTTGTGCCACTTCTGGGTGATGTTCAGCCGCAGGTCGCACTCATAGACGTAGTGGCGAATGAGTGAGTGCAGATAATCGACATTCTCCATGCCGGTGACGTACTCCTTCGTGTATGAGCGGCACCCGATGCGCTTGGTCACTCGCGTCCACTTGGTGAAGGTGTTCTTGTACTCCGTCAGGCTCATGCCGAGTATCTTTGGCGACAGGAACTCCATCTGCGGCCACATGTCAAGCAGGTTGCGCGAGACGGGCGTACCGTTCAGTACCAGCTTCCACTCTGCACGCTTGCCCACTTCCAGTATGCGCCGTGTGCGCTTGGCTTCGGCGTTCTTCACCTTCAGACTCTCGTCCACGATGACCATTGGCACCTGTGCCGACTCCACACCGTTGAGCAGTTCCATATAGATGCGGTCTGAGCCGCTGAGCGATTCCACACCGTAGTAGTGTGCCGTCATTGTGAAGCCTCCCCACTTCTCAGCCTCCTGCTTGATAGCGTCGAGCGTCCGCAGCGGTCCCACCCAGAACACGTCGGTGGCGGGTGTCGAGTTGGCGAGTGTGAGAGCCGCCCGCGTCTTGCCCGTCCCCGGCTCCATGAAGAGCGCACCAACGCGCCACTCGTTCAAGTGCTCGATGGCTGCCTGCTGCTGTTGTGTGAGGGTGTTCATCGTTTGCTTACTTAATAGGTTCCACGTTCACGTCGAATCGTTGCAGATAGCGGCGAAGGTCGAGCTGCCCGACGATGGGAGCACCGTAGAAGTCGTCAATCTTGTGGGTTGACTTGTGCTCGATGATACGCCCTTCTTCGTCTTTCAAGTCCTCTTTCAGCGGCTCTGTGAAGACGCGCATGATAGGTGTCCACTGCATCTTCTTCCACAAGATATTCTCCTCATACGTCCAGATGGTGATTTCGTCCTCACGTGGGTTGCACTGAATGAGTCCAGCGTCTATCATTTCCTGATCGCTGGCGATGATTACGTTTGCATTTACTCGCTTCATAGTTACCTTATCGTTTTAGTTCTTGAATAATGTGCGTCTCTACTGCTGCAACAGGCTCCGGCGTGTGGTGCTCTATGACGATGCTGTCCCATGCTTCCACGTTGGTCTGCTTTGCAATCTCTTCATATTTGAATTCGGGAATGTGTACCGTGCCGTGCGTAGTTGTGCCGTTCAGCAGACGTTTGCCCGTGATGTGCAAATGTCGGCATAACTTTACAGGAATCCACACCTCCTGCCCGCCTATCTCGAACAAGTATGCTCTACCCGTGTCGTAGAGCAACTTGTCGAAACGTATTATCTTGTCGCTCATGCCTGTGCCTCCCGCTTTGCTTTCAGTGCCTCCCATGCTGCCTCGCTCTCGGCTTCAGCGTCCGTGCGGCTGATGGCCACGATGTCGTAGTCTGCCACGTCCTCACCTTCTGCCTTCAGGCTATCGATGGCTTCCTGCTCGCTCAGATAGCGGTCGGGGTAGAGCATAAAGTCCTCGCGGGTCTTCAGCTCGCCGTCGTCAAAAATCTCTTGGGTCTCCTTGTTGGTTGGCATGTAGTAGGTGTAGGCAAGTGCCTTCTTGATTTTCTCCTCTACATTCTTCACTACTTCCTCCTGTTGGCTCTTTATCCAGTTCCAACCCTGCGATGGGCAGTCGATGCGGCAGCTCACCTTGAACTCGCCCGTCTCTTCGTCCTGCCAGATGAACGTCTTGGTGCTCATCTTCTTTGTGTTGTAACCTTCATCGTTAAGGTAGATGCGCTTCATGTCGCCCTTCTCCCAAACCTTAGCGTTTAACTTCTCTGCCAACTCATAAATAGTGTACTGCTTCATAATCTTTGCCCGTGTTTTACCAGGTGGCTCGCCTGGGGGTTAAATTGTTATTGTTTAATGTTTACGATGCAAAGGTAAGCATTTTATTTGAAAGTACCAAATATTATACGAATAAAATGTGTATTATTTGGTACTTTTAACATTTCAGAGGTCAAATGGTCATTTGGCATTGCCCTCGCTCCTCCCTCGGTTCATATACTCCCCGATATGCACCACCTGCTTCGCCATGCACCAGTCGGCGATGTCGTTGCCGCCGCCATAGACCACGAGGTTCGGGTGGTCGCACTCACTGATGCGGCGGGCCATCTCCAGGTGGCGGTCGAGGGTGGGCTGCCAGCCGCTCACGCCACGGGTGAAGAAGGCGTTGTAGCCCTGGGGGATGCCGAGGGCGTTCCAGCGTTCAAGGTGGGGCGACA